AGACAATACATGGAATGGCCAATCGTTGTTTACGATACAACAGACGATGTTTACAGAAAATTCCAAGCGTGGAGTGAGGAAGCAAACCGTCACAAAGAAAATAATCAGCCAGAGTCTTGGGATGATTCAAAAGATGTTCTTACGAACTGGACAGTTGAACACCTTTCTTCAAAAGGTGGTAAAATTGGAAAAGACAGCGAACCAGACAGTGCAAAAGTCTTGAAAAAGGTTACTTTGATCAACTGCTGGCCTGTCGAAATCGGTTCGATTGATCTTTCATATGATGCAATGGACACCGTGGTTGAGTTTCCAGTGACAATCGCTTACGATTACTTCCAGTTTGAGTCGATTGATTCAAATAGTCAGAATACTAATTAATACAATTACTTCAATCCCTTTGGACATAAATAAAGTGTTCGTTAATAGAAAGGGTTAAGTATGGCTATTAATATTTTTGGGTTTTCAATTGCCAGACAACAACCAGAACAAGAGTCGGGTGCAAACAATGTAGTTGCACCCGATTCTTATGATGGTTCGTTTCATTTAGATTCTGGTTCAGTTTATGGTGGTTTTTTAAGTTCATACACTGATTTCTCTGGTAGTGCAAAGACCGACGAGGAATTTATTAAAAGATATAGATCCATGTCTCTTTTTCCAGAGGTTGACATGGCGATCGAAGACATTTGCAACGACGCTATTGTTTCTGATGTTGATGACGAACCAGTAAAACTCGATCTCGAAAACTCTCTTCTTCCGGATCCAATCAAGGCAAGAATGTATCAGGAGTTTGAGAGAATAAAAGAACTCTTTAATTTTAATGAAGAAGCGTATGGAATGTTCAAACGCTGGTATATTGACAGTAAACTATTTTACTATGTGATGATTGATGAACAAAATCCACAACTTGGAATTCAAGAACTTCGTCCTATTGATCCACTGAAGATCAAAAAGGTTAAAAAGGTAAACAAAATTCAGAATGGTGGTGGATACCTTGAGGCACCAACTGTTGGTGAGGTAGAAGAATTTTACCTTTATACGAACAGAGATACGAGTGCAACATTCCAAACGGGAGCGAGTGGTGTTCGTTTAACGAAAGACTCTGTTCTCTATTGTCACTCTGGGTTGATTGATTCCACTTCAAAACGAGTGGTTGGATATCTTCAGAAAGCAATTCGTCCTCTGAACATGCTTCGACAACTCGAAGATGCCGCTGTTGTTTACCGTATCTCCAGAGCACCAGAACGAAGAATTTTCTATGTTGATGTTGGTAACATGCCTACTCAAAAGGCACAACAATACATCGAGGGACTCGCAAAGAGATACCGAAACAAACTGACATACGATCAAGGAACAGGTAATGTTCGTGAAGACAGAGATCACTTCCACATGCTTGAGGACTTCTTCTTGCCACGAAAAGAAGGTGGTAAGGGAACAGAAATCACCACACTGCCGGGTGGCACAAACCTCGGTGAAATGCGTGATGTTGAATACATGCTCCAAAAACTTTACCGAGCATTAAATGTTCCACCATCAAGACTCCAATCAGAAAATGGTTTTAACATGGGTAGATCAGCCGAGATTACTCGTGATGAAGTGAAGTTCTCGAAATTCATTGGCCGTTTGAGAGATAGATTCTCCAGTCTTTTCTTGGACATTTTGAGAGTTCAACTTTCACTCACAGGTGTCATGACATTAGAAGATTTTGATTCCATTAAATCAAAAATTCGTTTTGAATATCAGAGCGACTCACACTATTCGGAGTTGAAAAACATTGAATTACTCAGAGAGAGATTGAGTGTTGCTGCGGGTATGGAACCATATATTGGACGGTATTTCTCAAATTCATACATAAGAAGAGAAATATTTGGATTAAACGAAGAAAGTGAAAACAGAAACTTCATTGAAATCCAAAACGAAATTAAAAGTGGTGAAATATCCTTTCCCGAACCAGAACCAGAGGAAGAAAAATGAGCAAAGACCTACTTAAAAGTGTTATGGAAAACGATCAAGAGAGCGTCCAAGAACAAGCACTTTCTTTGATTTCTGAGAGAATTGAAAAAACTCTCAACGAAAAAATGAAAGATATTGCTTCTGAAATGATGAAAGTCACAGAAGAAGTTGAACACTCCAGTGCTTTTGCTGAAGTTATTACTCAATGTCTCGACGAAAACATCAACATTAATCTAGAATTAAATGCGGATGAAAGAATTACTGTTACTCCAGAGGTGGCAAAAGTAATTTCAGAAACACACGATGAACTTCCCAGTGAATTCCAAAAATCATTCAGAGAAACCATCTTTGAGTCTGAGAAAAAGTATCACACAATCTTAGAATCAATTATTTCGGGAGAATTAAATGACGACTAAAGACGCAATTCAAAAAATCTTCGAGAAAAAAATGAGTGACGCAAAGGATCTCATTGACGAAGCACTTAATCAAAAACTCGCTCAATACCTTTCTGACATACACGAAGCCAAACTTGATCCCGTTGGAAAAGAAGATGGTGACATCGACAACGACGGTGATGAAGATGACACCGATTCCTATCTCCTTAATCGTCGCAAGAAAATTGGTCAAGCGATGAAGAAAGAGGATGTTGATCACATCGAAGAAGGTGCTCCCGACACAGAACTCGATCACCACAAGGGTAAAAGTCCCAATGTCTATGAAGATGACTACCTCCCTAAGAAAAAAACAGGAGTAGCACACAAAGCGGTTAGAAACACCGGAGCAGAAGGATATTAAAATGTCATTGAAACTCATCACAGAAATGAACGAGGACATTCAGTTCCTCACCGAAGCAGACGAAAAAACCGGAAAGAAAAACTACTTTATTGAAGGTATTTTCATGCAAGCGGAACAAAAAAACAGAAATGGTAGGATCTATCCTACCAATGTTTTGATGCCTGTGGTTGAAAAATACAATGATAACTATGTAAAAGGTAATCGGGCAATGGGTGAACTTAACCACCCACAAGGTCCAACGGTGAATCTTGATAGAGTTTCTCATATGATTAAAGAACTTTATCAGAATGGTTCCGATGTTATGGGTAAAGCCAAAGTTATGGAAACACCTATGGGTAAGATTGCAATGAATCTTATCGACGAGGGTGCAAAACTTGGTGTTTCCTCTCGTGGTATGGGTAGTCTCAAACAAAACGAAAGAGGCATTAACGAAGTTCAGAAGGACTTCATGTTATCTGCCGTTGACATTGTTGCAGATCCATCCGCACCAAACGCTTTTGTTAACGGAATTATGGAAGGTCGAGAGTGGATTTGGAGTAACGGTATTCTACAAGAGAAGCAAATTCACGAATACCAACAGCAGATTAAAAAGACTTCAAGTAGACAACTTGAAGAAAAAGCCGTCTTATTATTCAAAGACTTCCTTTCAAAACTTTAAAATGTATAAATACCACAGAAAATAGTATACACTACTAAGGAGATATTCAAATGGCTCGAACAAAAAAAGTAAACGAATCTGAAGCAGATTTTGAAAGCACCGATCTTTACAGTGACGGTGAAGGTAAGGGTGCGGTTCTTCAAACCCTTGATGCCCCAGACAAATCAAAGGAAAACAAAAAGTCCATCGCTGGTGCAGCGGGTGTTGAACCTGCCGATCACGAATTAGACGGTGCAGTCGAAGAAGCATTCTCGGCACTGTTTGACGGAGAAGGACTTTCTGAGTCATTTAAAAACAATGTGAAAGGTTTGTTTGAAGCAACCCTTTCGGAAAGAACACAGCAAATTTCTGAAGAAATGAAAGCATCTTTCCAAGAAGAATTAGAACAAAATGTTTCAACCGTGGTTGAAGAACTCTCAAACAAAGTTGACGAGTATCTTAACTATGTTGTTGAAAACTGGTTGGAAGAAAACAAACTTGCAGTTGAAACTGGAATGAGACTTCAAGTCGCTGAAAGTTTCATAGAAAACCTGAAAGGTGTCTTTGAAAATCATTACATCAGTGTTCCAGATTCCAAAGTGAATCTTCTTGATGAAATGTTTGAAAAGAACGAATCACTCAAGGGTGACTTGGACGAAGCATTGGGTATCAACAGTGAATTGCTGAGTTCTTTAGAGGGATATAGAAAAAATGAAATCGCTCATCACATTACAGAGGGATTAACTGATCTTGATAAGCAAAAATTCTTCTCTCTTGCTGAAGAAGTTTCTTATGAGTCTGACGAATCTTATGTTGAAAAATTACAAGGCATCAAAGAAAGTTACTTCACAAAGAAAATCAAAACTCCTGTGCTGAAAGAAGAGGCACATGAGCCAGAAAAAATCGTTCTTGAAGAGAATAGTTCAATGAGCGGATATCTCAGAGCAATCGAAAGAAACAATCGTTTTAATAACAGAAAAGGTTAAAATTTCAAATTCACTAAATACTCAACACAGAGTAAATTCTAGGAGAAAACAAAAATGGAAAACGCAACACCATATGATGTATTAGAGGAGAAGTGGAACCCAGTTCTTGAAACTTCCGCTCTTCCAACAATTAACGATCACTACAAGAGCAGAGTGACTGCTGTGCTTCTCGAAAACACCGAGAAGGCACTCAAAGAGCAAGCACTCAACGAAGCACCGACCAACTCAATGGCTGGTAACTTCTCAGACGGTCAGGTTGGTACAGCCAACTCTAACCTCGCTGGTTACGATCCTGTTCTGATCTCGCTCGTTCGTCGTGCCATGCCTAACTTGATGGCATACGAAGTCGCTGGTGTGCAGCCCATGTCTGCTCCCACTGGTCTCATCTTTGCGATGAAGTCCAAGTACGACTCACAAGGTGGCGCTGAGGCTCTCTTCCAAGAAGCATTCAGTAAGTTCTCCGGTTCTGGTAACACATCCACTGATGCTGCTTTCTCTGCAACTGGTGGTGTTGATCCTCTGGGTACTGTTGGTGTTACATTGGGTAGGGATCTCACTCTCGACGCTTTCCGTGCGATGAATACATCTGACGGTGAAGCACTTGGATCTGATGGTGCTTCTAAGTCCTTCAGAGAAATGGCATTCAGCATCGAGCGAATCGCTGTGGAAGCCAAGACTCGTGCTCTGAAGGCTGAATACACCACAGAACTCGCTCAAGACCTGAAGGCTGTTCACGGACTTGACGCTGAGACTGAACTCGCTAACATCCTCAGCACCGAAGTTCTGACTGAAATCAACCGTGAACTCATCAGAACTCTCTACTTCAAAGCCAAGACAGGTTGTCAAAGCGCCGATCTGACGGGTTTCTCTTCCGCAACTACTAATGAGCAAGTTACCGGTGCTGCTGGTGGTGTGTATGACCTCGCAGTTGACTCCGACGGTCGATGGAGTGCTGAAAGATTCCGTGGTCTCATGTTCCAAATCGAGCGTGAAGCCAACACCATCGCTAAGGAAACTCGTCGTGGTAAGGGTAACTTCATCGTCTGCTCGTCCGATGTTGCTTCTGCCCTCGCTATGGGTGGTTTCTTGAACCTCACCCCTGCCATCAACAACCAGTTTGAAGTTGATGATACTGGTAACACCTTCGCTGGTGTTCTGAATGGTAAGATGAGAGTTTACATCGACCCATACTCCAAGTTGGACATTAACCATGTTCTCGTTGGTTACAGAGGAACCAACCCATATGACGCTGGTATTTTCTACTGCCCATATGTTCCTCTGCAAATGGTGAGAGCAGTTGGTGAAAACACCTTCCAACCGAAGATTGGCTTCAAGACTCGGTATGGTATGGTTGCTAACCCGTTTGCTGATAGCACCGACTTCACCACTCGTGGTACTGGTATCTCCGGAAACCAATACTACCGTCTGTTCGCTGTTAAGAACTTGCACGGTAACTCTGCATAAGTAAACTCCTAGTGGAGTGGAATTAGGGGAGCCTTCGGGCTCCCCTTTTTTTTATAAATACACTGGAGGGAATATGGAATTTAACTCTTACTCAGTAACGCAACAAAACGAA